CCCCGCTGGACACGCCGCCCGCCACGACACCCGACTGGGCCGGGCTCAGGGCCTTCGCACCCGCATCGGCCTGGGCGCCCAGGGTGCCGAAGCCCTCGGCCAGCCGGCGCAGGGGGTTGCCGCCCATGCCGGTGAACGGCTCCAGGAAGTCAAACGGCACGGCCAGTGCCTCGGCCCCCGCCTGGAACACCCCGGCGGCGCCACGGCTGGCGCCATAAAGGCCCGCGCCGATGTCGCCCATCAGCGTGTTCTTGGCCTGGGGGGCGCTGAAAAGATACTGCGCCGTGGCCTTGATCCCGCCGCCGATGCGCTCCAGGGTGCTCAGGTTCTCGGTGTCGTCCTGGGCCAGGACTGCAGCCTGCGGGTTGCTCAGGTGGCTCGCGGTCTTCGGGTAGCGCTGAGCCAGGCTGTCGTAATCCACCGCGTCGAATTTGGCGCGCTGCTCGATCTCGGGCAAGCGCAAGCGCACGGCGTCGACAGGCATCTGGTATTGCTTGGCCAGTGACTGCAGACGGGCCTCCACGTCCGGCGCCTTGGCTGTCGCGTCCATCATGTTCACGCGCACGCGCTGCGCGGTGTCTTGCTGGATCAGTGCGTCGTAGGGGTTTTGCTCGTCGGCCATCAGTTTTGCGCAGTGCGTTGCGGGATTCGGTTGTGGGCGCGATACATGGCCTCGATGGCCGCATCGTCAGTGGGGCGCCCGGCCCGCTTCAGCGCGGCGACGATCTGGGCCCGCTCGGCCTGGGGCACCACCACACGGTCGGTGGCGGAGATCGTCCCTGCGGGACGTTCGCTGTCCCAGATCAGGCCGGGCACCTTGACCGGGGTGAACAGGGCCGCCGCTTCTTCGCGCAGTTGTGCGGTGTCCAGCTTCTTGCCCAGGGCCTGCTCGCGGGCCGTGATGCGCTGCTGGAACCGTGCCGTGAGTTCCCCCACTGCGGCCGCGCCACGCTTGTCGTCGTACTTGGGCGACGGGTTCATCCCGGCTTGCTTCATGTAGTCGGACAGCACGTCCTTCGCGCCCTGCAGCTGCGTGGTCTGGGCGTCGCTCGGGTTGTTGAGCTTGGCCTGGTGCTCGGTCAGTTGCTTGAACTCGCTGTCGGCCAGCTTGTCGCGCAGCGCGCCCAGGTTGGTCGCCTTGAGCAGGGCCTGGTCGCTGGTCAGCCGGTAGTAGAGACCCCAGTCGGTTTGCGGTTGCTGGCCCTTGGCGATGCGGTCGGCGAAGCCCATCAGGTCGTCGACCTTGCCCGGGGGCAGGGCGTTGCGCAGCGAGGGCGGCAGGGCCCGCACGTCTCCGTTGTTGGCCAGGATGATCCGCTGAGCGTCGGCCACGGACTGCTCGTCGCGCTGGGTCTTGGCCTTGGTCTGGTCGTCCCACTGGCGCGTGGCCTCCTGCAGTGCGGCCTGCACCACCTGGGGCTTGGCACTGGCGCCCAGGCGAGCGCGCACCTGGTCGTGCACGTCGGCCAGGGTAGGGGGCGCAGCACCCAGGCCCGTCTGCAGGGCCTTCACGTTCTTGGCCACATAGGCCTGCGTCTCGTTCGGCATGAACGTGAGCCAGTCCGCGCCCGGCGTGGGGCTGGCCTTGGCCCGCATCACGGCCGTGTCGACCGCGCCGGGGCCCCCGTTGTACGCGGCCCAGACCTTGGCCGGGTCGCCGTCGTAGCGCTTGGCCATCGCGGCCAGGTAGTCGCGGCCCACACGGGCACGCTCCTCGGGGCTGTTGTCCTTGGCGGGCTTGACGCCGAACCCCGGATCGCGGTTCGTCGAGTCGAGCACCTGCATTTCCCCCTTGGCGCCCTTGGGGCTGGTGAGCAATTGCCCGTCCTTGCCGTACCGCTGGCCGCCACTCTCCGACTGCAGCGTGATACCCACCATGCGGTCGAAGTCGCTGGGCTGGATCTTCGGGGCCAGGGTGCTCACGACGCCCGTGGCTGCGCTCACGGCCTGCCGCTGATCCATCTCCTTCGTGATGGCACCCTGGACGGCCAGCAGGTCATCGGCCTGCATGCCGTCCTTGTACTTCTTCAGGTAGCCGTCCGCGAACCCGATGTCGTTGCGCTCCAGGGCGGTCTTGATGGCCAGGGTGTGGGCTCGACTCACGGCCTCGCGCACCTGGTTGTCGGCGAACTCTTGCGACGCACCAAGCAGGCGGGCCTTGCTGCGCACGGCCGCCTCGATCGTCTGCACGCCCTGGTCGACCAGGCCGCCCTTCTGCACGTCCGCATAGTTCAGGGCGATCTGCCGCTGGGCGTTGGCCGACGCCCCGTCATAGACCGACCCCTGGTAGGTCCGGAACTCTTGCGCCACGTGGGCCTCGGCGTGCCCGTAGAGCTGCGCGGCCATGTCGCCCGACACGCGCATGAACGCGTTGCGCTGGGCGTCGTTGCCCAGTTCCTGCGCGATGCTGTCCGTGGCCTCCTTGAACTTGCCCAGGTACTCGTCGGGCAGTGCCTTGCCGTCCGGTCGTTGCAGCGCATCGTTGCCTTTGAGGTTGGCATAGCCCCCGCCCTGGCCGTACTGCAGGTCGAACATGCGCTCTTTGGCGCGGTTGACCGCATCGATCACGCGAACCTGATTGGCCTGCTCCTGGATGTCGGTGGCGATGCGCATCGCGGCGTCGCCCGCCCGACTGGCCGCCTGCCCGAATTGCTGGGCCTGGTCTGCCTGGATGGCCCCTGCGGTGGGCCCGCTTGCGGTGGCAAACGTGGCATTACTGGGGCCCGAAGGCTGGGCACGAAACTCGTCGTAGGTCGGCACACGTGGCATTACTGCATCCCCCAGAAGCCTGACACCTTGGCGCTGCTCAGGCCGGTGCCGCCTGCCGTGCCGCCACTCGGTCCGGTGCCGTTGCCCAGCACCCCGGCCTTGCTGGCCGTGTACCAGGTGGACGCCACTTGCGAGGCGCTGCCCAGCAAGCTGGTGACGCCCGCCGCGGTGGGGTTGATGGCACCGGCCGCGCTGCGCTTGAGCAAGGCGTCGTTTTGGTAGTTGGTCGCTTGGGTGCGGTAGCCCCAGGCTGCGCGCACCGCGTTGGCGTGCACGGTGTTCTTGTCGATCTCACCCATCAGGTCGGTGCTGGTCAGCACCTCGGCGGCGCTGCCGTCCCGGATGTCGACGCCGTTGGCCGACATGCTGGCGCGCTGGCTGCTCTTTGTGCGTGCGGTGCGCAGCATGGTCTGCTGCTCGGCGGCCTGGCCCTGCGCCAGGGCGGTCTCGGCTGCCGACTCGGAGACGCGGGCGTTGAGGTCCGCCATGTCGGCCTGGTAGCCCAGGGTCATCTTCTGCGAGCGCGCACCGTAGATGGCGCCCACGGCGCTGCTGCCCGCGCCCGCCATCTGCAGCCCCACCGCCACGTTCACCATCGCCATCGCACACACCCCTCGAGTTGCCCACATGGTCGCGGGCTGGGCCCCAGGTAAGCGCACTCACCCGCCCAGGGCCACCTCGACGGTCATCGACACCAGGGTGATGGGCAGCGGGTCGGCTTGCCGTACACAGACCTGGCCACCGGCCTGCCACGACGGGCTGAGCACGATCTCCTCGACCCCGGTCACCAGGGTGGGTGGCGATCCCAGTGCTTCGGTGGTGCGCTGCTTGTAGGCCGTGAGCCTGTCGAACGAGGGGCCTGCGGCCAGGGCGGAGGAGCTCGCGACGCGCAGCCAGACCTTGTTCACGTTCTTGACCATCCACTGGCCGTAGGCCTGGGCCTCGAAGGCCAGGGGCAGGGTCTGCACGTCGGCGTTGTAGGGCAGGCCCACGGTGATCTTGCTCGCCGGGCTGTCCAGTGTGATGGCGCCGCCGGTGACGACCTGCTGGGGGCACACCGCGCCATCGGCCAAGATGCCGACGGTGCGGCCCTCCAGGTGACCCAGGCCGGAGACCGTGCTCACCGCAGCGCCGTTGTAGGTCAGGCTGGCGTCGAGGAACACCGCGTCGGCCAGGTCGGTGAACTTGCGCGAAGCGAAGCGCTCGACGTAGGTCTTGACCGAACCACCCACGGTGCGCTGCACAGCCACATAGACCGCATCGGCCTTGCCCTCGGGCACGACGCACACGCTCACGAACTTGTCGCTGTCGCCCGTGTCGTGCTGGTGCCAGGCGCCGATTTGCTGCTCGGGCACGTAGGTCAGGCCCAGCAGTTTGCCGTTGCTGGAGACGCAATAGAGCACGGGGTAGGGCGCCTTGGCGTAGGCCAGGTCGACGACCTCCAGTTCGTCGAACAGGTGCGGGGCGCGCAGGCTCAGGTCGCCCGTGACGTAGCCCTGGGCCTGCCAGTTGTAGGCCAGTTCGCGCATGTGCCCGCCACGGGCAGCCGCGAACAGGATGTTGTTGCCCACGATGGCGGGCTGCACGTTGTTCGCGCCGATGTAGCTCTGGGGCTTGATGTCGGGGTTGCTCGGCGTGAGCGCACTGCCGTCCGAGGACGTGACCCGCCACTCTGCCGAACTGGTCAGCAGCACCATGCTGGTCAGCGGCACGACGTGCCGGATCGCGTTGACCTGGCGCGACGCCACCGTGAAGGCGATGCGGTCATCGTCGCGCACGGGCAGCGAGTAGGTGAGGTTCGACTCGGTGCTGCTGCGGGTGAGCCAACAGCGCTGCGGCTTGTTCGTGGTGCCTGCGAAGACGCGCCGCTGCTCGAAATAGGACACCGCCCCGGGGTAGTTGCCCTCCCCCGTGAGCGTCGTGTCGCCGATCGGCGGCGTCTGGCTGATGTCGGGGGTGATGTTGTCGTCGCGGAAGGTCAGGCCTGCGCTGCCGTCCGTCTCCCCCAGGTAGCCGAACAGGCCGTTGCTTTGACAGTAGATGCGGTACCGGGTCGCTCCCGTCACGGCCGACCACGTGATGTCGTTGTAGGCCCCGGTCTGCAGCAGGTTGTTGGTCAGCGTGACGGATGCCGTGGGAGCATAGGACTCGTCACCGTCCGCGTTCAGCGCCGTCACCTTGTAGACGTAGCTGCGCAGGTTCGTCGGCCCGCTGGCCTGGGTCGCGTTGCCGCCGATGGTGGCCGGGGCGGCCAGGGCCGGGGCGAAGGTGATGCCCACCAGTTGCCAGTTCGTGGCCCCCAGCCGGCGCAGCTCTTGCGGCGGATAGCTCGGGTGCACGATGGTCAGCACGTCCGCCGACTGCACGAAATGCAGGTCGAAAAGATCGGCCTGTGCGTAGGGGGTCGTCACCTCGTAAGGCGTGCCGGGCGTCTGTTCCACCGTGGCGCCCATCGTGTGGAACCGGACGTACCCGGCGCCGAACTCCAGCACCAAGGTCTGGCTGCTGGAAAACTCAAACGGGATCAAGCGCACCGCCGCGCCCGTGTCGCCCAGCTTGGCCTTGCGCACGAACTGCGTGCCGGGGCGGTTCTCGATGGGCCCGTGCGGCAGCACGCGGAAGTTGCGGCACAGCGCCAGCCCCGCCTGGAACTTGGCGTCTGCCAGCTGGCCCCAGAACTCGGGGGTGAGCTCGCCCCCGGTGAATGCTCGTGAGTAGGCGCGCACGCTCATCGGTTTGCGATCCAGGAAACGTTGTGCTGCGGGGCCCGCCGACGCTGGTTGGCGTCCGACACCTGGGCCTTGCCCAGCCAAAGTAGCATCTGCTTCGTGCAGTCCGCCGCGGCTGCGCGCCCGCTGTCGCCTTTGAGCAGGGGCCCGGCCAGCATGCTGGCCAGGTGCCACGATAGCGCGGTCACGAACAGGGGCGAGAACTTGGTGCTGTCGGTCACCCGCTGGGTGTAGCGCAGCACGGCCTGCTCCTGGTTCGTGAGCACGACCGCCGTGCCGTCGTCCAGCGATTCGTTGACGTAGGGCTGCGGGGCGTATAGCCCGCCCGGGTGCCCTGCGCCGGTGCTGTAGTCGTCCGTGGCATCGTGGGCCAGGACCGCGATCAGGTTGAGCGCGTCACGCGGTACGGCGTAGCAGTAGCGCCACGTGGTGCTCGGGTTGCTCAGTTCGGCCAAGGTGGCGCGACGCGTGGCGAAACCCCACGTGTGCATCTCCAGCATCGAGTCGCGGGCCAGGGGGTAGAAGGCTGCGCAGTGGTCGGCCTGGGCCGAACCCTCGGGCGGGTCGATGCTCACCACGGTGGCGCTGTCGCCCAGGTGGCTCAGTGCCAGGTTGCAGATGTCGGTGTCAGATGCCACGCGGAACCCCTAAGAAAAGCGGGGGCCGAAGCCCCCGAAACTTGCCGCACGCAGGGCGTGGATCAGGCGATGGCGTCGCCCGAAGTTTCCGTGCTGGCCTCAGCCTCGGCAGCCTTGCCCTTCTTGGGCTTGTCCAGCAGTTCCAGGTTCGAGCCCACCTCAGTGCTTGCGGGCGGGGTGTACTCGATGATGGCGCCCTCTTCGTGGACGGCGTCGTTGATGAAGCTCTTTTCGAGCACCTTGTAGCGGGCCATGGTGGGGTCTCCTTACAGGACGGCGAAGCCGCCCGGGTAGAACTTCTGACCGTCCTGCACTTCCAGGCCGATGTCAGCGGTGACGGTGCCGGCCGTGCCCGTGCCCGTGGGCACGAAGCGGGCGCCGACGTAGCGCTGGCCCTTCGAGCCGATGCGCGGGCTCAAATTCGCAGCGAAGCGGGCGTTGGCCACCAGCTGGGCCACCGGGATCGCGCCCGTCGAGGCCAGCACGGCCACGTTCGTGGTCAGCGCAGCGTCGTCGGCGGCGATGATCTGGAACTCCAGCGCGGTCACGCCAGCGAACGCGGTGCCGACCTGAAAGCGGCCGTAGAGGCCTTCACCCGCGCCGATGTCACGGTTTTGCGACAGGTCGATGGTGTTGGTCGAGAGGACCGAGGAGGCCCCGGTCACGGTCTGGCCAGAGGCCAGTTGCAGAAGGGCGTCAACGTAAGCCATGTGCTTGCTCCTTAGACCACGCGGGCCTCGGTGTTGAGGATCTGGTCGACCTTGCGCAGGGGCACGCCCAGGAACTCCAGCCAGCTGTCCGGCGTGCCGAACTGCGACAGGCCTTCCTTGATAGCCAGCACGTTCTGGGTCTTGTCCAGGGCGGCGGTGGTCAGACCGGAGTGGGCGGTGCGGTTCATGTAGAACGCAGGCTTGCCCATGCTCATGTTCGGGATGCGGTACAGCGCGCGGGCCATCAGCTTGAGCAGCAGGGTGGTCGCGGTGCTGGCCTGGGTGCCCGACTGGCTGACCAGGTCGGCGGTCTTGATGTTGGCGATGCGCACGACATAGCGCCAGTCCTTGACCACCAGGCCGTTCTTCCACTGGTAGTGCGTCTGGAAGGCCTGGTAAGGGTTGTTCTGCGAGTCGTAGACCGTCAGTTCACCGTTGTCCTTTTGCACCAGGCCGGCCTGCGAACCCTTCGGGAAGGGGCAGAACACGGTGCGGTCACCCCACACGACCAGCCACACCGAAGTGTTGTCGGTGCCGGTGCCGCCAGCGTCCAGGATGTTCTGGCCGTTGCCCGCCGACAGCGAGCCGTAGCGCGGGGCCAGGCCCAGATACTGGCGGTTGTCGGTCGCGGGGTTGCCGTAGATCAGGGCCTGGGCCTGGGCCTGGTTCATGGCTTCCAGGAACGCAGAGTCTTCCGACAGGCGGAACTCGGCGCTGCCGCCGTTGAGCGCCAGCAGGTCGGAGTCCACGCGGCTGTAGGCCTCCAGCATGCCGCAGGCGTCGTCCACCGTGGCGGTGGTCGACTTGCTCGGGGGCACACCGGCGTTGATCGAACGCCAGTAAGCCGTGGGCAGGCCGGTGCGGATCGTCGAGCGGTGACCGGTGGGCAGGTTGCCCTCCATGAACACCGCGTCCGGCAGGATCTCGTTGGTCTGGCTCAGCAGCTCGGCGATGATCGCCACGCCTTTGCCTTCGGGGTCTGCGCGCTTGGCCCAGTCGGTCAGGGTCAGGGCGTTGTTGGAAAGGGTAGCCATGTCTCAGCTCCTTACTTGAGAGAGGGGTACAGGGTGGAGGCGCGGCCGGTGAAGCTCTTGTCTGCTTCGGGTCGCGCCTGGCCCACCACCAGGGTGTCTTCGCTGATCGCTTGGCCCACCTTCAAGAACGTGCGGATCATTTCGGGGTGGTTGGCCAGGCCAGACTCACGCAGAAAGCCGACGAACTCGGGTGTGCCGAACTGGGTGAGGGCTTTCTCGGCTGTCGCCATCGAGACCTCGAACTTCGCGCCGCCGTACTCTTTGTCGGCCTTCGCGTCCTCCGCCCATTTCGTGACGGTCTCGGCCACGCGTGCCTGCTGTCGTGCGGCCAGGGCCGGGGCCAAGGCGTCGAGCAGGCCCTGCGCGGCCTCCTGGGTCATGTTCTGGCCCTTGGCGAACTCACCGAAGGCAGCGAGGCCTTCGCCATCGAGCGCAGAGCCTTCCGGGCTCTTGAACTCGTACACCTCCGGGGCGCCAGGGGCCGGGTCTTCGGTCGTCTTGGCGGGTTCCGGGGGCGTGGTCGCCGTGGCGGTCTGGGCCGCCGGGGTTTGCACAGCCACGTCAGCGGCTGCGGTCTGCGTGGCAGGTGCGGCGGCTTGGGTTGTGCCGTCTGCTGCAGGGGTTGCGGTATCGGTCATGCGTTCTCACCCACCATCACGTGGTATTGCTCGGGCGCAACGGCGTGGATCAGGTTCAGCGTCCTGTTCCCCGCGTTGCGTGCGCCCTCGTTGAAAGCCATCTGCATCGCGTTCGTGTTGAACGACAGACGGAACACACCGGCCTGCTCCAGGTGGCGCCACAGGTAGCGACGCCCCCGCTTCTGACCCATGAGCCAACGGATGTCATTGGCCTCATGCTGTGCGGCAAGGCGCGCCCGCTCTTCCCGCACTTGGCGGGAAGCCTCGATGTCATCGGGGGTTGGGGCGTCTTGTCGACTCATGCCCGCATGGTCGCGGGGTGTGTCTCAGGTAAGCGCACACCCGCTCAATTGGTGCCAGTTGGTGGCGTGTAGTCGTGCCGCGAGAGGCCCGACTCCTTGAGCATCTGGATTGCGTGGGCGCTGGCCGCTTCGGCGTCTGTTTTGCTGAGGTTGCAGCACATGGCCCGGTCGAAGGGCCAGGGACGCGTGGGCCCCGGGTCGCTCACGAGGTAGGGGCTGGGGGTGGTCATTGGTAAACTGACCGGACGAGTTGCGCCATCGTGAGGACTTCGATGTTTCCGGCAAGCTCTTGCGTGCGGAGGTATTCCACAAGGGTGCCCATTGCGGTCAGGGCCTCTCCTGCGCCGTTGAATTCAGTGTGCGCACCGAAAACCGCAACGCCTTTTGCTGCGATAGCCTGGTCGACGTGTTCCTGCCACCGCTGATAAAACGTGCCGGCAGTGAACCCGCTCATGTTCATGCGCTTGATGGCGTACGGGTCGGCAAATGGGACCGTTTCGGGGTAGTAAAACGGGTTCGTCGCATTGTTGCCCTGAAGGAACAGCGTGCCAGTGCGGAAAAGCCGCTTCACGGCGGCGTTTCGTGCAGTGGTCCACGACGTGGACCCATAGCTGAAATCTTCGGTGTCGCTGATGCCCAATGCTTTCATTGCCAAACGGAACTGGCTGACGTGAGCAATCGCAGCATCTTCAGCCAGCCCAGTATCGGTAGTCAGGCTTTGCCCGTTGAAGCCTCCGCCCTGAACCTGAGCGATCATTTGCCACCCGTGTTGCTGGTGCAGCATCCGCATCTGCTCTGGCGTCAAATACCCAGTCTGACCCGCCTTTGCGACAGTATCCACGCCCAGGCACGCCGGGTAGCCGTACTTTGCGAGCAGGGGCAAGACGTTCGTCAGAGGGCCAATGCTCAGGTCGTCGAACAGGAAGACGCAAGCGGCCTTAGATCGTGCGCGAGGAACGGCCCAAACACCATGCGGCCGGAACTTGCCTCCAGTGGTCGTGCCGCCCACCAGCTTCAGCCGAGCCCACGTCACCGCGGACAGGTCTGCGCCTGTGCCGACCGCAGAGAAAGCACTGGCGGGGAACGCATAGCGGCAAAGTGATCGCCCCCCTTGGCGCCAGTTGGTCGCGTATTTCGTCACAGCAAGCGAATGGTAATTCGCTGTCGGAGCGGACGGGGAACCCGCGGAGTGCAGCTCAATCGCAAAGCTCCCGTAGTTTGCGTCTGTCAAATAGCTTGCGGTGCCATGAGTCGGCCAAGAATACCCAATATGAATATCGGTGCCCTGCACGTTTGTAGCAGTGGAGGTCGACGCAGGCGCAAACAGGGCTGTCGCACTGGCCGTCGCTTGCGTGTACTCCACGGCCGACGTCCCAAACAGCAAATCACCATCAGTTTCGTCGGTGCATGCGCTGGCAATGCTCAGCGTTGAGGTGGCCACGCTGGGGAAGCTGGCCAGCATGACAGCACCCTTTGGAATGAGTGTTTTGCGCTGGTCGTTCTGCTCACCGATGGCCACGAACGGACCATACGACGCCCACATGGCAGGGTAGTTCAGACCGTCCAAGGGGATGCGAGCATCTGAGCCAATCGCACGGATGGGGGCACCGCTGTGCATGGTCTCCAGCGGCGGGGTACCGGTGAAAGTCTCGGCGTAGACCTGCTTGGCGAAGGAGGCCACAGAATCGTTCGGCTGCAGGGAAATCTGGTTCGCGTTGGTGATGCCCTGCACCAGGACGCAGCAGCCGTCACCAAGGGGCTGCATCGAGCCGGACCCGATCTTCCACATGATCCGCTTGCCGGAGTTGTTCACCAGGTCCAGCGCGGTGCACGCCGCAGATGTCAGGGTTTGGCCGCCGCCGCCGTTTGTGATCGTGGTCGCAATGACCGTGCCGACGGTGTACGTCGTGCTGCGCGTGAT